CGTTTACATCGGATATAAAATTGACTTCTGGTGCTCCATTTCTAGAACCCAACCAAGCAAATTCAGAATTGTTACTGTATTCTGTAAGTCCCTTCTGTGGTTTTGATGTGAATCCGCTTGCATTAGAGTTTCCAAAGAAATTAACTTCTTGTGTTCCTTTTACGGAAAGAATTGACTTATCAGGATTTTCATTTCTACCGGACGGATTTGTTCTTATTGTGCCGTCAATATTTAGTGAACTGTTATCTTCTATTTGATTAGATTCTCCCGTGTACTTTCGTTTATCGTCCACAGGTCTTAATGGTTGAAGATTTTGTAATCTTGATGTTGTTTCAAATCTAAACGGTATTCCGTCTGGATTTAATCTACTTTCATCTTGTAGATGATTTGTACCATTTTCTATTCTGAATATTTTCGTATTTGGATTAACTACAAGACCTTGCTTTAAAGTCTCTGTAAATATTTCAGGTGATTGTATATCTTTATCAAAAGTTAATTGACTTCTTTCCAAAGCAATATCCGGATTTACCACGTTGTTTAGTGGAGAAATCAAATCTTTATTTATTAAAACAGATTGACCTGTCCTATCAAACGATAGTGGTTTTCCAAACACAATAGTCTTTGGGTCAGTTATATTGTCTCTGTACTCTTGACTATCTGTTTTTATATCAGGTGAAGATATTTCTTTGTTATCAGTTTGTTTAGTACCAAACACGTTTGCACTTTGTCCCGATTTATCTTCGGTTAAAGGAATACCAAATACATCTAAGCTTTGTCCAGACTTATCCATAATTGGAGATGGTTTAAGTGGGTCTGGACTTTGGTCCGACTTATCCATAATTGCAGATGGTTTAAGTGGGTCTGGACTTTGTGATTCTTTGTCCAATACAACATTTGATGAGAAAACATCAGGACTTTCAGATGTTCTATCCGAACTTTGATTTACTCGGAAAACATCCACTGGTGACATTTTATCCGATGAATTATTTGCAGGTAAAATATCAGGACTTGTATCTGTTCTATCAAATGTTAATGGTGCTTTATTTATACCGATATTTGGATTTGTTATGTTATCGGTTGCATCATTTTTATCTATGAATATCTTTGGACTTGATTCTTGTTTATTATCAGTCTGTTTTACAGAGAAAACATCAGGACTTGAATTTTTTCTATCAATAGTTTTCGCCAGTAACATATTCACTTCGATTGGCGATGATAGATTATTTGTACCACGTTCTGATTTTAGAATGAGTACATCTGACTTGTTCAACTTCGTTGAAAATGTGTTTATCTTTATTTCACCAAATTTTGAAGATACTTCTTCAGTAGAAGGTTGGACTATTGTTTTTCTTCTATCTTCAACATTTATAGGACTAAATCTAGATACAGAGTTTATTATTAAGTCTTTTGACATCTTTTTTACAACATCGTCTAATGTTGTAGATGACAATTTATTCTGTATAGGTTCTTGTTTTGGCTTGTTTATATTTGGTGAAAATGCAGAAACTCTTTCGGAAATTGGTTGAAATGAACCGAAAGCCGTTGAACCTTTTGTCTTTGAAGTTTCTGGTCTTGTTTCGCCAGAAGATTTGACATTGGCACGAAATTTAGATAAGTCAGATGATAGGTCTACTAAAGCCATTTATTTGCCCATAATTGTTACATATAAATATCAGATGTGATAATTATATCAACCTGTACCGGCAAGTAAATCTATTCCTCTTCCACCTGAACGTGTTACACCTGACTCTCTTGAACGTTGTATGTTTGTTCCGATAGTTTCTATTGTTCTGTCTCCAATCTTGATAACCGTCGGTTGATTTAGTCCACTAACCAACTGTTCAAGTAAGTTAATCATTTTATCAAGTTTTACGTTTGATTCATTCTTAACACCGATACCACCAGAAGGAGTTGATACGGCAGTTGTTGTTTCATTTGCGGTTTTACCAAAAAGAAGTTTATTTACAAAACCAACGATACCAGTCGGTTCAGCCACTTCCATTCTAACTTGAGATAATTCTTTTAGTTTATCAACATTCAATTTGTTTATTGCCTCATTTAATAACTGAATGTTTGAAGTTAGATTTGATATTGCACTTGGTGCTTTTGAATTAGCTGTTTCTAATGTCTTTATAAAATTACTGAATTTACTTGAAAACGCAGTAAGATTTTGTACTTGCATTTCACCTATGGTTTCAAAAATACTTGGGTCTATATTGTTGACGGCTTCAGATACCATTCCCATTAACCAAGAAAATCCACCAATTATTGAACCTGAATTTTTTGGAAGAGAACCAAGTGATGTCAAAAACTCTTTGAATTTATTTGCAAATCCAGTCATTGATTCCCATGATGAACTTGTAAATTCTTTTATGTCTTCGTAATCCAATTCTGAAAGTGCATCTTCGAACCAATCAAATATTTTATCCACTTGAAGTAAATTTTTCTGAATATCTGGTGTTGCTTTTACCAATGATAATGATTCCAATCCTTTATTGATATTTGAACCAACATTTGATAGGTCTGTTTTTGCAAGTTCTGCAAATGCCTTTACATCATCAAAATCTAATTCATCGAGAGAATCTTCCAACAAGTCAAACGTAGTTTCAAGTTGACTCCAATTTATATTCTCATTTATACCGACCAATGAATTTATACCTTCGACTAAATTAGAACCAGCTTTCTTCATTTCAGCTTTTGCCAAATCTCCAAATGCAATCAGGTCATCAAAATTTAATTCATCCAAAGCATCTTCTAGTTCATCAAATGAATCTTCAATTGCCTTTATATCTAATGCCTTTGGAACCTTAGCAAGTTCTTTCAATCCATTTACAATGTTCTTTCCTGCCGCACTCATATCTCCTATTTCTGATAGGGACTTGAGTCCTTTACCTAAAAGATTGACACTAGCAGCAAACCCACCAAGTGCAACCGAGGCAACTCCAAGTGCAATAGAACCAAGAGTTATAGGTACTGATGCAAGACCTAACAAAGTGAATGAAGCGGCTACTTTAGCTAAAGCAGTAAAAATACCATCAAAGTTTTTCCATTTTATTTTGGACAGTATTTCCAAACCTTTGGCCGCAATAAGTAATGAAGCAGAAAATAATACAAGAGATGCACCTAATGCCACAAGTCCTGTTGCAGTTACTCCACCATCTGCCATTACAACTTTACCCAAAATAGTAAGTACAGCGGCAACACCAAGTAATGCTGACATTACACCAATACCACCGAGAACTTCATCCCAATTTAGTTTTGCAAACTCTTGGAAAGCTTTTGATGTTATCCAAAGAGCACCGGCAAAAGCAATTAAAGATATTCCAAGTGCAACAGCATTTTGAGCAAACGGTGTTATACCAGAACCAAACGATGCTAGTTGACTACCAGCACCACCAGCTCCACCAAGACCACTTGATGCATTGGCTATTTGTTGAACTCCTCCTGCAAGATTACTTGCGGCAGATGATGCACCTGTTAATGAACTTGTTAAAGCTTTGACTCCGTTTACAATCAAAGCCTTTCCTACAAAGTAAGTTGCTATTGTTGCTAGAAGACCACCTATTATACCAACCGCAACTCCAGTTCCACCAAATAACTTGTTGACGTATGAAATACCTGATGCAAGTGCTTTACCAGCAGAAACAAGACCATACATAATTGTCTTTATACCTTCGACTGTACCCTTAATAAACTCGGCACCTTCAGCAGAATCTAGAAAGTGATGAACTTGTTCAAGAAGTGGAGCAAGTGTTGAAGACAAAGTTTCTTTTATTTTTGTCATTGCATCACTTATACGTTCATTTATCGTTGCTACTTCTTTTTCTTTTGCAAGTTGTGTTACATAATCTTTTAGTTTACCACTACCAAGTTTTTCGGATTCTTTTCTAAGTTCTTCTGCATTTTTAGCTTGGAGTGCATCTAATTTACTCTGATTTATACCGAGGTCTTTTAACTTTTCTTGAGCAATCAAAAGTTTTGAAACTTGGTCTACTGTCATACCGAACGCTTCTGAAATTGATTTTCTCTGTAAGAAGTTCATCTTTTCAAATTCAGCGGCAGAACCAAGTTGATTTAACATTTCTTCTTGTAACGATGCAATATCGTTGTTAAGGGCATACTGACGTGCCAGGTCGAAGTTTATATTCTTACCTGTAAGAACTCTTGCTTCCATTTCTTTTTCAAGGGAAGTTTCAAAATCAAGTATTCCTTCTCCGAAATCTTGAACTTGGTCTAATTCTATTCCAAGTAACTTTGCTTTTTGTGCAGCTTTAAGAAGTTCTTGTCCACCTTTCTTAAAGTTCATTACCATCGTCGGTGAAAGTTTCGATATTAACATTATAGAAGCTTTTGTTCCCAAGAAACCTTTACCCATTTTTATACTGTCTTTTACAAGTTCACCCATTGATTTTTTAGTCATTACAGATAAACCGTGTAAATTACTTACTTCATCAGCAGATAAACCAAATTTTTCTGTTAAGATAGTTGTGTCTTCGACGAGTTTTTTAGCTTCTTCGTTTCCTTGTTTTAACAATGGTACAAGAGAAAGACCATTTAAAGAATTTTGTGCTTCCTTGATACCTTTAGCAACTTCCATAGAGTTTACACCAACAACACCCATTTCTTTTGCAATGTCAAGTGATATGTGATGTATCTTATCGGCTTCTTCTCTACTAGCAGTAAATAGTTGTCCTATTTCTTTTAATTCTTCATCGAGGTGACCAATCGCATGAGATATGGCATAGAATATACCAAGTACACCAGCTATACCGAGTGCCGGAAGTGCGTATTTAGCAAATGAACCTGCCGCCATTTTAGCAACTGAAAATGCACTAACTCCAGCACTACCAGATTCTTGAAATGCCTTTGTTATCTTTTTCTTTATACTGTCTCTTGTTTCTTCTATTAATTTAGATGCCTTCTTACCGAGAATATGTCCTATTAGTCCATGACCTCCAAACTTATGGGCTAAATTTTCAATTCCACCAAGAGTTTTTTGTAGAGCACCGCCCATCAATGTATTTTCGGATAAAAACTTTTTCGATAAATCATTCGCTCTTTGTTGCGTACTATTTATCTCATTCATCGAATCAAGTCTATCTTTAATAAACTGTAAAAGTTCTTTTTGTTTGTTATACTCTTTTTCACCGAGAAAATCTCTTGCCAACTCAGTATCTAACAAAAGTTCTGCAAGTCTATTGTGTTCTTTTGATAAATCAACTATCTCAAATGAATCTTCAACTATGTTGTTAGAATTTGTTACAATATCTATGTATTTACTCTGAAGCTCATCTAGTAAGTCTCGTTGTGATGAGTATTGTTCTGTAAGAACTTTTGCTCGGTCGGAATCAGACTGACTTAGTTTATCTATCTTTTCTCCAACCGTTGCTATTAACTTAGCGTTTGTGTAAAGTTGTTGTTGAAGATTTAATGTATCTGCGTAATTTTCTAAACTCTGATTTTCGAGCGCACCGATTTGACCCAAAATCTCTTGTTGCTTTCTCAAAGCATCATTGAGTCTGTTTTGGCTATCTATTGATTCTGACTTATTATTTTCTTTTTGTTTTGCCATTTAGTACAACTATTACTTTTTACCCTTTTTAGCTCTAATATCTTTGAACTTTTCAAGTTTAATTGTGTGTTTTGTTGGCTCGATACACCCATACTTTTTACAATAATCTTCTGCTTGCTTTTCTGCTTTAGCAATACTATCAAAAACCCGTTGGGTTATCTTTTGAAGTTCTGGGTCATCCTCGAACATCTTCTTGGCTTTCCAGTATTGTTTATCGGTAATCCAATTAATTACGTGATCGATTATACCTTCACGGATTAATTTCATTTGTTTTGGTGTTAGTTTCATATAGTACCTCAAAATAAAAAGTCTTCATACCAATAAATATGAAGACTTTTAATAATACCATCTTATTTAGATGGTCTAGAAAATTTAGGAGCCGATGTTGATTGTTTGGTAGAAGCTTCTTGTTCTGCCTTATTTTTAGCTTCTATGGCTTTACTTACTTGTTGTATGTAAAATCTACGAAGATATATCGGCAAATTATAAACTTCTTCCCAACTAAAACCACCTTTTCCATAATAACACAAAGAAAATATCTCTTCGTGTAAACCTAGCTTATAATCAGGTCCCAGGCCAAAAAAAGGACACATCCATCGGAATCGTTAATTCCGAAGCCTCACCCGTTTCATCTGAAATGAATGTGAATGTCATGTCCAAATCTGGTGCAATGTCCCTCATGTATGCCCTGAGTGCCCGTGAGTCCTGTGCAAACAATTCATTATCAACAAAGTTATTAACTACGGCACGTCCTTTTTCACCGTCAACCGCAGTAATAATGTGTTTCAATCGAGTTGTAAGCATCCTATCCACACCACTACGATTAATTTGTTTTGTCATTGACTTTACTTCTTTGTCAATTTCATTCTCCACACCGTGTGTAAGAAGTCTGAAAGTAACAACTCGTTTCGATTGTGGTAATTCGAAGTCAAATTCATTCTTACGTTGCTCGAATAGAGAATAATCCACCTCCTTGTGCTCTATTTGAGTCAAATCAATAGTGACTTTTTGTTTTGTTCCTGGTGAACTTGGGTCTTCGATTTGTACTGTGTAATCTTTACCATAACCTAAAATACGAGCGGCAACCATAATTGCATTCTTGTCACCGAGATAAAGGTCATTATAATTAATCGGAGTGACGATGAGAGATTCAAATAACTTATCAAGAACAACACCTTGCTTGATAAGATTTTGAGATGTGAGAATATCTTCTTCCTTTGCAGTCATATATTTCATTTCCACAACACCTTCTGATAGAGGATGTCCTTCTGGGTAAAGTAAACCCTTTGATGGTAATGGTATAATTTCTGTTGGGAAGTTTGACTTTTTGGCGGCAAGTGGTTTGTGTTCTGCTATCAATTGAGCTTTCAACTCTGCATCTGATAGTGTTTCTCCACTATTCGGGATATTATATCCCGTTGGTAATTGAGCCATAACTAAATCCTAAAACTAAATGAAACAATATTGTTCGTATTAATAAATATGGGTATACCGAGATTTTTCCCGATATACCCACTTTAATTTTTTCTATAAATTAGAATTGTAGGATAGCGTAATCATATTCAAGTGTAAGTGAAATTTCAACAGGGTCGTCTGTACCCCAGTCCATTTCGCCCATACTTGTTGCCTGAATAAAGGCACCCTTCAAAGTCCATTCTTCAACCTTGTCACCAACAGGTCCAAGAGTATTGAATGTAATGTCTTTCTTATAGAAGTCTGAATAGCCATCACGACCTGTGACAGATTCGTGTGATAAACGAACCCACTCCATAACTGCCTGTGCAGCTGATGGTACGATTGGGTCATACAGCTTAATTGTTACTGGTTCCCACTTTGCTTTACCCTTAATCATTCTCTTTACGTTGATGTGTTCAAGAGTGATTGCGTTAAAGGTAACGTTCGGACGTGATGCACCTTTGATAAGGTAAGCAGGAACACCTTCGATATACATAATAAACCGGTTCGCAAGTTTCGGTTCATATGGGGTAAAGAAAATTTCGGTAGGATCGAGTAGTTCAGCCATTTATTTCTCCAAATTTAAAAATCTCTTTCATATAAATATAGTTCCAACGAGAAAATCATCGTCCAAGCAGTTTTACAAATTTTTCAGTTTCTCTCATGAGCTTGGTTACTGATTTTCCTTGTCTATTGAAACCAAAGACACCTTTCATAAACTGTGACATTTGTGTAGATGTCAATGAATCTCCATTTTGACTGTCTTCCAAATCTGCTCTTAATTTTCTGAGTACAGATTCTGATTCATTTAATTCTTCAATAGAATCTTGAGTATAATCCAAAATTAATCCTATTGATTGTTTTATTCGCGATACTTCTGATGGCGAATAAACATATGAGGTTCCTTCTTTTCTAAGTTCACTTAGAACTTTAGAAGCTTCTTTTAGTAGTTGTTCTCTTGATGATAGTTTCATTTTTATCTCCTTTTATAAAATTGGGGAGTATATTTCAACTCCCCCCGATTATTTCATTAGGCACCTGGGAATGCCGCACCTGTTGATTGAATGTTGAAGTCAAGAATGATGAATTCAGCAGTCTTCGCAGGTTGTAAGAACAATTGACCATAAAGAATGTTACGGTCGATGATGTCAGGCGTATTATTTG